CCAAGCAGATGGGTCACGAAATACTTGTGAAGTTTGAAGAATATAAACAGTAGCACCAGCATTAGCGTCATACCAATTTATAATGTCTGTATTTGTTAAATAAATTGCCCCAAAAGTGCTTCCGCTTGATGGGGCTTCAAATAATCCTTGATAAGTGGTCAATGAGCCGCGCTTAAACCAACATGAATATGTCCACTTTTGATTATTTGTTGGCGTACCGAATGTCCTAGACAAATAAGCAGACGCACTTGACCGTAAGCGCAGTGAGTTCTCAATAGTGTAGCCACCACCTTGCGATCCAAATCCTACCGGTAGTACGCTCATGCAAAGCTCCGTGAAACCATAATGTAAGTGTTCGTGCCGTTGTCAAAGTAAGCAATGACGTACACGCCCGCTGTAGATATGGCAGTCAGGTCATCGGCGTTAATCTTGGTCGTGCCCGCCGCCGTGATGCTGTGACCACCAGAGTTGTCTAGCAGAATAAATCCAGACTGACCAGCCGTGTGATTCGTGAACGTAAGCGTACCCGTGCCTGCTGGTGTACAGAAAAAGTTGTTGGTTGCTGACAAGTCAAACGACAAGTCGTCATCGGTTGTTACAGTGCCGCGCTGTGATGTTGTAAACGTCTGAGCAACGTCTGTCTTAGCCGTATCAACGTCGTATGCCTGTACGTCAGTACCAATCGCCAGTCCAAGTGACGTGCGAACCGTATCGCCCGACTCGGCGACCCAGTTGGTGCCGTCGCCAACAATGACGTTGCCGTCGGTGACTGCTAAACCAGCAATGTCAGTCAGGCCAGCGGCAAGCGCTTGCACGCCCAAATTCGTACGCGCCGTGGCTGCATCAGCTGCGCCGGTGCCGCCGCTGGCCACCTCGAGGGCGTCAGACGGGAATAGCGCGCTAATCAAATCTAGGTTTGTATTTATCTTGGTCCCCCACGTGTCGGATGAGGCACCCACTTCGGGTTTGGTAAGACTCAGGTTTGTAGTTGTCGTATCGGCCATTTATTCCTCACTAAGCAATTGGTTGTATCTGCGTCCAGACTTCCGCTGTGTCATCATAATTTTCCCACTTTAAGCGCGCCGTGGTTGACCCGGACGACTGCGCAGTTGCAGAAAATTTTCCTATCGCGTACCGGACCCCGGCGGCGTTAAAAATAGATGACGAATTTATCAACAAGTCAGTGCTGGTAATGACGTTCGTTCCTACCACTACGGCCGACGCGTCAAGACCCTCAAACGATATAAACGCCGTGCGCTGCGCATTAAGTAGCAGCGACGACACCGACGTGATGTTGGCCGCGCCAAATGTAAAGCGGTACGCGTCGACCGTCGCCGAAGACTCGGGCAAGACGGCAAACTCCCCGACGCTTACGCCGTAGGAATAATTGCCGCCGCCGTATGGCCCGCCGCCGTATGCCGCCATCTTAGGTCAGCGTAATGGTCAGGCTAGAGGCTGGGATGCGCAGCACATCACCGTCGTTAATTGTCCGGCTAGTCGTCAACGACGCCCAAGCCAGCATGGTGCCGCCGGACTCCGCATCAAAAATAGCCGCCCATCCAATCGTGCCCCAGTCGCCACCGGTGGCCGCAGGAAACTCAATGGCCGCAGCGTTTGTGGCCGTGGTCGCAGTCCCGGCCACCGTAATGGTGCCGGTAACTTTGCGCACGTAGGCGTTGCCGCTTACCTCGGTTCCGCCGCCAGTGTCGCTGGGAGCGCCTGTAAAGAGGCCGACGTACCATGCGGTGGGGCGGGTTGCGGAGTTGGCCGTGAACAGCCAGTTAAGAACTAGGTTCTCGGTGTAGTCGCTAAAACTTGACATCTATCGTGCTCCAAAAGGTGTTGCGCGAGCCTTCAATGCGCCGCCCGACGTTGCGCTTCTATCATCCGACGTCTGCATGCCCTGCACGGCCGACGCGTAAAGCGTGGACCATACGTTCAGGCGCTCGTCGTCTTTAAGGTATGGCGCCGCCTGCAGCAGCGCCCCATATAAATACGCGTCAGGCGAGCTGGTCAGTAGCCAGCTCGTTGTGTTTGATCCAGACAACCGTGGCAGCTTGGCGTAGTACGCCAGCTCGCCCGTGTAGTTGCCGTCGGGTATTGGGTAGACCCGAATCTGATTGCCGACAATGCCAAAATACAGCGGCCGCCCGGGCGCCGTGCTTGATGAGTCAAGCGCGTCCAGCTCGTCGATGGTCGCAAACGCAAGCGGCTGCACCGGGCTGGTACTTGTCAGCTTGAAGGTTTTGACCTCCAAGAAGGGGGACGGCAGCGCGCTGTACTGTGTGTCAATCGTCGCGTTGGCGCGGGCCAGCATCTGGCGCACGCGCAAGACGCGCTCGAGACCGACCTCCGCAAGGGAGATGAACGTCGGAATGACCGCGTCCAAGTCGCTGCGGTTTAGCCAGTCACCGATCTCTGACTTTAGCTCGCTGTAATTTGTAGCCATCTTGCGCCAATCATACTGTCCCCGGACGCGTGCGGAACACGCGATTGTCAGGATCGTTTAACCATTTTTTCATTGCAGCCGGGTCGTTAATGATGCCCTTGCGCTGCAGCTCGTAGTAGATCGACATGGGAATGGACGCGACCCTGTGCATGTCGCCGGCCCAGCCGGCCCGCTCGTCGATCTGGTTGAATGTTCGTTTGTTGTCTTCGGTAACGTCGGTCAAGTCCTGCTTGGTCTCGATGGTGACCGAGCCGTCGTCGTGCTCGTGCCAAAGCTGCGTAATGCCAGCCTCTGCGTTCTGCGAAAGAATACGTGAATCCATGTAGAAAAGGGGCTGGGTTATTAGCCCAGCCCCACGCTCAATTAAGAGGTTGTCAAGTCAGCGGCAATGCCGTGGGCTTTTTCGGTGTGGATGCGAACACCCCACTCACACAACATTAAGCGCTTCTCTGCGTCGCCTGTGCGCGCAAGGTCGATTGTCTGCATGGGGCGCAGGTAGTCGATGCTTGCGTACTCTGGATCCACCACAAACGCGTCACGTTCACGCTGGAAACGTGAGGGCACGATTGAGACGTTACCAAAGTCTGACACGTAGATGTCAGCTGCAGCCACGATGGTGCTGGCCTTGGCGCCTTCAGCGTTGTAACGCTGTGCGGCAATGCCCGTGAACGCAGATGCCTTCTGCTTGTTGACAGGGCCAACTAGCAAAATCTTAGGCATGCCGCCTTCGGTCCAGACCTGCTGAATCACGTCCTTCAAGATCACCTCGGTGAAGTCACGCTGGGTGCCGTCAGTGCGAGTGTCGTCAGGGATCGTGGTGTAAACAGGATCAACGCCGTCACCAGCCTTGTTGGTGTTGGTCTTCAAGAACGCAGACAGTGAGCCGGTCGTGCGGGCTGTGGTGCTGTTACCAGCGACAGCTGCTTGGCCGTTCAACGCGATGAACTCTATGTCGCGCTTCAATTCCGCGCCACGGCGCGCAATCTGATAGGCCAGCTCGGATTTTCTGCCGGCCTTGTTGACCTTCTCTTCAGTGCCAGAGATGATCACGTTCTTGTTGCTGATCTGCGCGTAGTTCTGCAAGCGCACGGTAGGGGTGACCGCCGCGAACGTCGTGTCATCACCTTCCAAAGCAGCGTTTGCACCGGCGGCTGCCAATGCGTCTGTCTGCCAGTCAAATGCGGTGTTGCTGATTGAACCCTTGCCGACGTTAGAAACGAACGGGGTCTCTTCGGGGCTGATTGAATAAATTACATTAGCGAGGTCCTCGCGAATGCCCTTTGCGTTGTACGTTAGAAACGTGTTTGCTACGATTGCCATTTTGTTTACCTCAAATTAGAGAAAATTTTCAAGAAGACTGGCCGCATCTTTTGCGTTACCAGACCGGGCTAGACGCTGTTGAGCTTGCTTTACTGCACTCGACTGATTCTTGCGTGGGGCGACTCCCGGCCTCACCGTCTTTGCTTTGGGCTTGTCCGAGCTGACTTGCTTGCGTTTGGCAACCATGCCGTTGTAATCGGCAATAGTCTTTAGCGCCAGTAGCACGCGGTGGTCATTGATCCCGTTCAACTCCTGCTCAGAAAAACCGATGCTCTTGCCTGCCTCAATCCAACGACCCTTCTCCGCTTGGGCGAACTTAGGATCACTGAGCTGCGGCACGACTGTAAGCAGCTGCTCCTTCTGACTCTGCAAAAACGCTTGCATCTGCTGTTGCTTAACGACCTGCTCCGCTTGATTAACTCGTTGTTGCTCGCTTTGGATGGCCAGCATCTTCTCGTTATTCTCGCGCTGCATTTCGCGCTGTCGCACCCACTCGATTGGGTCTTCTTCTCGAAGACGGTCCATGTCGAGCGGTTGCTGCGACTGCTGCAATTGCTCCTGCAATGCACCTAACAGTTGAGCGTACTGAGCACGCTCGGTTCTCACTTGCTCTAGCTCTGCCTGAGCCGTTTTGCGCTCTTGGGCAAGTGCCTGAGTTTTGCGAGTGTAGTCTTCTGTACGGCTGTAGCCTTTTTGAAGTTCATCCAACGAAACCGCTACGTCCTTGCCGTCAACTTTGACGGTGAACTGCTGCTCGTCTTCTGCCTCATCCTCGTCTACATCCTCATCGGACTCATCGGTCTCGTCGTCATCTTCGGAGTCTGCGTCTTGTTCGACATCCTCGATTTCGTCTTCGACCTGTTCGGACTCGCCTTGCGGCTCATCCTGCGTAGCCTCTTCCTCTTGCTGGTCTCCGTCGCCGGACAGCATTGATTCGATGGCATTGGCGGCCTGATCGGCCGTCATGGCTTGGTTAACACTGGTTGATACCGTGGTGTTGTCGCTCATGTTCTAGTTCCTAGTTTACAACTTTTGATCCCGCTCTAGTTGCTTGTTGGCGATCTTTGCGTCGTCAACGTACGACTGGAGCTGGCGCTTTAGGTCTGTGAGAGCCGTGACGCGTGCGTACGCTTGTTCTCTATTGACCATGTCGTCAACTTTAGATGATTTCCACTCGTTTGTGTACTGCTGCTCGAGGTCGGCAAACGCCTCCAAAAGCACGGGGTCCATGACCACGCGCTCGGCGTCCTTGCCCCGCTGCACTCTGTTTCGCTTATCCATTCATCGGCCCCTGCTGCTGCGCGCTCTGCATAATCGCCCGGACGGCCTCACGGTCACGCTCCAGCTCTACGTTAAGCTGTGCCTCGTTTATCTGCGCGCCGTATTTAAGCTCCAGCTCGCGCAGCTTCACGAACCGGTCCGACGCCATCTTGTCACGCTCACGGTCATCGCTGCGCAGCATATCTTCGCGCTTTAGCTCAAGCTCGGCAGCCTTCTTCTGGATGTCTGCTTGGATGGACTGCGCCTGCACCTGCGCCAAGGTCTCCTCTGGCGTTGGCTTTTGCTGTGGCTGTGGCGGCTGGTAGTCGGCTGGGATCGCGTTAAAGAACTGCGAGCTGTCCTTAAACCCGGCAAGCTCTGCGATCTTGCGCAGCGTGTTTGAGTACTGCGCCGGCGTCACCAGCGGGTTCATCGGCCCCATCTGCTGCAGCGCCGACTCTTGCTTGCCTGCGATCATGGCCAGCATGGCCATCTTCTGGTCGACGTCACCGTTGCCTAGCGCCACGTTGATGGACACGTCCATCTCCGCGTCCCAAGCGCGTGGGTCGACAGGCGTCCACTGGTTGCGCAGGCGCACCATGCGGGGCTTGTCTTGGTGGACAGTCACCAAGCGCAGCACGTTCTTAAACAGCTTCTTCATGCCCTGCGACAAGATGCGGGTAGTCAGCTCCAAGCGCATCTGCGACGCGCTCACGGTGGCCGTAACGGCCGCCTTAGTGGTTGACTGCAGCGCGTCAGCATCCAGCCCCATAGAGGCCTTGCTCATGCCAGTGCGCGACTCGCGGATGTTGCTCAGGTAGTCCAACATCGGGAACGCTGCCTGCCCCACAAACGGCGTGGAAAACGGCTGCACCATGCCGGGCGCGCGCATACGTATGATGCCGCCGGTCTCGTTGTTTAGCACGTCGTCCATGTTGACCTGCCCCTCCACCACGGCCGTGCGTGGGTGGATGGACTGAGCCAGGCTGTCCAGCGTGTTGCGCATGATGTCAGAGTTAACCTCTTGCAAGTCGCGCGTGTAATCAAAAATGCTGTTGGCCTCAAGCGGTGACGTGTGTGGCTCCGGGTCGCACGGGAAGTCGGCGAACGGCACAAAGTCGGCCGGCTCGTTATTGACGATCGTGTAGCCCTCGCCCATGCAGCAGAGCTTGCGCAGCTCTGGGATGCCGTCGCCGTCGTAGTCGATGTTCATCCACAGCTCGATGTACAAGGCGCGCTGCATCGCCGGGTTATTGCTCTCCTGCGACATGCCAATGGTCGTGGTCGTCGGGCGTCGCGTCAGGTACTCGGAATTGTTCTCCAAGTCGCTTGACGTCACGTACTGGGTGACCTCGTCTTCGTCGTAGCCCAGCTCCACCAGCTCGGCCACGGTGGCCATCTTACGGTGGCCGATGATCGCTGCGGTATCCAATGACAACGCGTTGCGGTCGATCAAAAACTCCTCTAGTGGGATGGACTCGAGCTTGACCTTGCCCTCTTTGATCTCGCGCTTGACGGTGACATCAAATAATTGCGGGGCTGGCCCGGGTATCATCTGCCCCGTCATTGGGTCCGGCGCCAACATGCTGGGGTCCGCGTCCGGGTCGTCGTACTGCTCCACGACCGTTACGATCGCGCCCTTTTCAGACATGATCACCATCATGGTCATCTCGTCTAATCCGGTGTAGGTCTCGACGCGCACCTTGGTCTTCTCTTCCCACCACGTCTTGACAATGCCGCACTTGCGCACCAGCGAGTCCTTGAACGTGGAGTACATGACGCCAAAGCCGTCGTTGTCCTGCTGCACCACGTAGTTCACGTAGTCGGTCATCTGCTCCGCAGTGGCCACGTCCTCGGGGCCGCGCGGCACAAACTCGACAACCTTCTCGCTCGAGAAGACGGTCTTCATGATGCTTGGCAGCATGCTGTTAACCGTGTCCCGCACGTCGGTTGACACGTACTGGCTGTTGCCCTCTTCCTCGTTGCCAAACAGGTCGCCACGGTAGTACGCCGTCGCCTCCGCGCGCAGCGGGCTAAGGTCTGAGTCGATGTACGTGAT